GATCTCTATCAGGGTGCAAACGAGATAGGTAAGGCTGTTGCTCAGGATATTTGTATAAATATCCAGCAGGAGGCAGACCGAGTCTCTAAAACGTTCAAGGAGATAGTGATGAAGAAGAAGGACTACCATAGTTCTTTCTCTTCGTCCAGTTCCCTTGAATATGGAAGATCTGAGGGTGGAAAGTGGAATACTTATACTTCTGGTGAATTCTATGAATTCATGCAGAAGCCCATCTTTGAAAATTTCCAATTCGATGACGGAGTATGGTTAGACGCATACGGTAAAACTGTATGTTCTAATGAACTCGCACATTACGAAACATGGAGGATTGCCTACCTAGACGAACCACTTTGTGGTGTCTACGGGGAAACGATTACTCCAGGTTATCTTCAGGAAGGAGTTGAAGCATTTGCACAAGGTGCAGACGCTCGACTTGGTACTTTGATGTTTCAGTGGTCAACACTGGAACACAAAGCATTTCTAAAAGATTACGACATAGACAAACCTAGCACTTACCCAAAGGGTAAGGTCTCGATTGTCAAGGAACCAGGAATTAAGATAAGGCCTGTAACCTCGTCAGCGACGTGGTTAAACACCTATCTGTCTCCTGCTGCGCACACACTGAGAGGCTTTCTTGAAAGTCTTCCAGCTTGCAGAGTAGGACTGAGTGAATCGAACGGGTTGTTCAGATTCTCTCAGGAATACAAAATAGAACCGTCTATAGACGATTTCATATCAACATCTGATATGAACTCGGCTACAGATAGAGCTCCGCACGAAACAGGTTTCGGGTTGCTCAACGGTTTGATAACAGAGCTACATGCCCAAGGAGCCCTTAATAAGGGCGAAAGGGACTATCTCAAATCAGCTGCCGCTTTACTCACGACTCCCAAAAGACTTCAATTGAAGACTAAAGGAAGTGAGAAGCGGATGATTAGTAAATCAGTTTTGAATGAAGAAATTGACGGCGTCTTTGACGGCGATAGTTTCTGGTTTTCAAATATGAGAGGTGTGATGATGGGTGACCCGCTCACCAAGATCGTGTTGACCTTGAGTAGCTACGGCGCGTGGAGGATGACTGTGAAGTCGCCTCACAACGACGTTAGAGACTTTCGTCTAATAACGACACCATCGAAAATTAGGACCTATAGCAGAGTCAAAGCCTACGCATGCGCAGGCGATGATCATCTTGGTATAGGACCAGAAGAAGATTTAGTACGAATCCCGAAAATCATGGAGTCCATGGGCTACGAGATATCTTGGGATAAGTACAACATCAACAAGAAGTATGTTTCCTACTGTCAGCTATTTGGTATGCTTCCGAGATACAATCCCGTTAGCATGGCTAAAAGTGTTAAGAACACTGCTGAACGTAAGTTCATACAAATTGACGTGCCGAAGCTTAGACTTCTCACCCAGTTCCAGAAAATGGGGGGGAAGGAAAACTTTGACAAGCCTGATCCCATGGTCGGAAAATCATTACAAATGTCAAAAGACATAGTGTATATGAGGGAAACCATGGAATTGGAAAAGGTGAAGAACGACCTCGGTCTCGACGTATATTACGCGAGACTGAAGTCATTTATCAACCTTCAAAGCGTTTATGTTCGACTTCTCATGCCATCATGGATGGAATGGAAATTGATCACAAACGTCATGACCTATTTACCACCGGAATTCGGAGGCTTAGGGCTAACTCTTCCTTTCGACGTGTCGATAAGGGAGAATGCCAAAGCAACCGAGTGTGCGAGTCGGTACTCTACAAAAGTAGAGAAACCGATTTTCGACGATTCAGTGGTAGAATGGGAGAGAGGAGTGAACGTAACAAACGTCGTCATCAACAAGTTGGTGAAGGCAGGTTTGGGACGTACACTTTCCGAAGAGGAGACGAAGGAACAGGCCAGGGAAGAGATAAAATCTCAATCCGCGGCAGGAACCGACATCTCCATAAGTAACATGAAACTGTGGGATGTTATATCCAGCAAGTACACTTGCCTAGATAGAAATATTCCACTGGTTACTAGTAAAGAAAATGCCTATGTCACTCTTCTATCGCATCCTGCAACAAAGTTGCAAGTTACGAAGAAGTTGAGAGCAAGGCAGCTTCTAAGGAAGCGACAGCTCGACTTGATCAAGTACGAGTTGAAGCCTTCTTTTGATTGGTCAACCCCAAAAGCTCCTCGATCTTACATTAAGACCGAGGAACTTAGAGAAGCATTACAAACAGGGTTTGTGATGCCATCGCTGAGGGTTAATACTAGATTGTTTGAGAACTCATTTAGGAAGTATCCTAAATGGATCTCGAACGTCGAGTCAGTTCGTGAGATGACCGAGACGGGTTCATTCGATGCTAGCATCGACGAGAGCCACAAATCGGTCGTCGCCGACTCGTCCTCTTAATAAGAGGATGGGTTTGGTATGTTTGCTTGCAAACAAA